GAATATAATCAAACGTGGGAGCAAATAGTTAAATGGAATATATTTACTTTCAATCATAGACTTAAATTTATTAACTTTACAAAAGAACAAGAAATAAAAACCATACAACGTGAACGACGCTGATATAATTAATAGTTTAGATTTTGGGAGGTCTGAAGATATTTTAAAGAATACTTCAGACAATCCTATGACTGAGCTATTATTAAGGCTTACAAATGAGCTTATAGAAGATTGGCGTAAACAACTAATCAATGATAAATCTTACGCTACAGGAGACTTAGCACAATCATTGAGACCTGCAACTATCAAGCCTAATTTAATCGAAACAGCTGGGGCGCCACACTGGAAATATATTAACTACGGTGTAAATGGTATTAAAGTGAATCGAGGCGCACCAACTCATGGAAAAGCTCCAAAAGGTAATCTATCATTTTACGAAGCAATTTACAAGTGGATAGGGGATAAAGGTATAGTACCTAACGAGGGAATGACACGTGAACAATTAGCTGGTGCAATAGTTAACAGTGTACGAATGAAAGGTATTGAAGCTACTCACTTCTTTGATAAGGTGCTGACAGAGCAAAGAGTAGATGAGATGTCTCAAAGAGTATCTGACTTAGTAGGTGCAGCAATAAGAACAGTAATTAAAAAACCTAAATAAATGGCAGTAACAGTAACACAAAGACCACAACAATATACACCGAGCGACAATCCCGTTGTGTATGCGTTTAGGCAACCATTAACAGTAAGTGGAAATACAAAGTATAACGTTTCTTTTATTGTATATGCTTATATTAACGACGGCTTAATTGCAACGTTTGAAATTTACCCAGAAATATTATCAACTTATCACTTTGGTAAGATTGACTTAAGTACAAAAATAAGATCGTATATTTCAGCACATCCTATTAGTGGAGTAGGAAGTGGAGCCATTTACAATCCTGGCAATTGTGTAGCTGTTTCAGTTGTTGTTTATGAAAAGTATTCTTTAGGAATAAATGACACACCTACAATAGATTCTGGAAGTAGTGCGTATGATTTTTATTCGTATGTGTTTAAAGGTTCATTAAATCGAAATGAGTTTTTAAATTGGGACTACACACCTTATGTAAAAGGAACTACTACAATGAAATTTTTAACTACTAAAGAGATTGCTACAAACCAATATAATGAAGATCTAAAAAAAGGAGATACAACAATATTAAGTTGGTTTGAAGGTAATACCTACGGAGTAACTCCTACCAATTACAATGTTAACTATGAATATATACTACCAAGTGGTAACATAAGTGTTTTAAAAAATGTTGCGAGTGCATCACAAGGATTGATAGGTGCTTTAAGATTCAATTTACTTAATGAGTTTGCGCTAGGCAATATTTCATCCACTACCTATTCAAATTGCACGGGAGTTGAGATAAGATTACTTTCAGCTTATCCAGATTACGATCCTATTTCAAGTTTATATAAAATAACTTTTGCAAGTGAATGTTTTGATAAGGGTGCAAATTTACTTTGGTTAAATAAATTTGGAAGTTACGACAATTACAGATTCACATACAACTCACGTATTTCAGCTAAAATAGAAAGCAAATCGTTTAGTAAAATACAAGGAGGTTGGAGTGGTAATACTTATTTACCGACTACTAACACGTTTGGAAAAATTGATTATCTTAAAACAATCACTAAACAATTAGAGCTTTCTTCAGATTGGTTAACAGAAGATGAACAGGCTTATGTAGTTGGCTTATACGAAAGTCCTTTAGTTTACTTAAATGACTTTTTAGAAGTTGAAAATGTTACTATAACAAATTCATCATATCAATTAAAACAAAGTGAACATGATGAGTTATTTAATGAAATAGTCAATATTGAATTTACCGATTATAAAAGCATTTCACTATGAATAGTAGGTTAGTAGTAAATGGGTACGAGTTAGACTTATCTGATAATATTGCAGTACCTTTAAACTTATCAATTACCGATATTAAAGAGCCTGAGAAACGTAAACGTTCATTCTCTAAGACTTTAACGTTAGAAGGTACTGGTAACAATATGAACTTTTTTATCGGTGCGTATGCTTTAGATATAAGTGTAAAGGATAGTTCTAATATTCAATTCACACCTAATTTAAGATATGATTGCCAATTCTATAAAAACGACTTACTAATATTTAGAGGTAAATTTAAGCTAAACGAGGTTAAGATAAATAACGGAACTTATACTTTTGATTGTAACCTTATTAGTGATGCAGTGGATATCTTTGCAAAATTGAAGGATAAGAAACTAAACGAACTAGAATGGAGTGAATATAATCACGAACTTTATCCTATAAACATTACTAGATCATGGTCATCTCAAGTTTACGTAAATGAAGTGTTAACTAGAAACTTTGGAGCTGATTCACTAGGATACCAACCTAAATCATTTGGCTATATTTACCCACTTGTTGATTATGGTTATGTGAAACCAGCAAACAACTCTAGTGGATCGTTTAGAGCTAATCAATTATATCCTTTCATATACGTAAAAGAAGCTCTTAAAAAGACTTTAAACTACGCTTTAGAGGATACGAATATAGAAGTAGATTATACAACTACTTTCTTTGAAAATGCCAACATGAATAAATTGATTTATGGTTTTGGTGGTGGTGAACAGATAAAACTTAATCAATCACAAATAAATAAAGCAAAGGTTTATCTTGATGGTAGTTTACCAACTAATAGCATAACGGGAAAAGAATTAGTTAACAAAGTAGGTAATACTAACTATTATTCTTATGAGTTCGGTAGGGTACACAATATTTTAAAAGAAATTGGATATACTTCCACGCCTGTATATGATGTGAATCCTGTAAATAGCAATACAGGTGAGATAATAATTAATTCGAGCGGATTATATACGATTAATTTTTCAGCAATTATATTAGTTAGTTACACAGCAACAACGTTGTCTCATCCAAAAGATAGCGTTGATATATTAGTAAATGGAATATCTGTTGCGAACTATTCCTTTAGTCCTAATAAAAATGTGAGCGTACCTTTAAGTTTGAACGCTAAAGTGCTTTTAAAAACAGGCGACAAAGTTTCTTTTCAATACGTATTTAACGAAAAGACACAAACGCAAACCACAATTAATTATACGCTAGGTAGTATAGAAATTAACCTAGATGCTGATAAAGATTCGGTATTAACAGATGGTTCTATTGTAGATATATCTTCATCTATTCCAGATATTAAATGTTCGGACTTTTTAAAGGGAATTTTAAACCTTTTCTACGCTTATATGTCCGATCCTATTTACAACCCTACAACTAACAAGTCAACTATTTACATAGATTCATTCGTTAACTTTTACGAGGATCAAAGTAATTACGATAATTGGACTAGTTTAGTAGATGAAAGCAAAGATATAACCATACAATCAAACTCTTTAGTAGAAGGTAATTTTTATTCTTATAGATTTTCGGAGGAAAAAGATAAATTTAATACAGAATATAAAACAATTACGGGATCAAATTACGGAGAAAAACAGATTAACATTGATACATGGTTAAATGGTGAGGTAAAGTTTGAACTACCATTCGCTACATATCCACCTATAAAGCCAGAGGGTAAAAACTTTGTTTATCCTATTGTAATAAATGAAGAAAGTAAGCCTTATAAAGGTAAAGGAATGTTGTGTTTTTATAACGGATTAAGACAGGCAGACGTAAATATTTATAATTGTGCTAATGATACTAATTTACTTAAGAATTTTTACCCTTTCACACATCACATAAGATACCAAGAAAATCAAAATAACACCCCTTTATTTGATTTACATTTTTCACCTAGACAGTTTGCTTTTGATAGTTTATATTCAGTACCTAGTTTAAACACATTTGAAGTATATCATAAGAAATTCTTAAACGAAATAACTTCTATTGATTCTAAATTAGTAAATTTATACTTGAAATTAACCTACAAAGATATTAACGAGTTGGACTTTGCTAAACTTAAAATGATTGACGGCGTTCTTTACCGTTTAAACACTATTAAAGATTTTGATTCAGATGCTTACGGTACTACGGAAGTTGAACTAATTAAATATCTAGGATAATGGCAGCAGCAATAGAGAATATCAAACAATACGATGACTACATTTTACAAGCTGAGATTCTAACAGGTACATATACCTGGAACGGCTCAGCTGGTAGTGTTTTAATAGGTTCTAACGACACTTCGACAGGTGAGTTTAATTCTCAGTTAATAAGTGCCTCACAAGGTGCTAGCGGTTCAGCAAATGATATATGTCAGACACGTGTAAGTAGTGGTTATAATGATTGGTATTTACCTTCTAACGATGAGCTAACAGCTATATATGAAAAAGGAATACTTAACCCTATTAATAATTATTGGAGTTC